CCTCGATCTCTATTCCCAGAGTCTGATTACCTGTGGTGTTTGCGCTTACTGATCTGAGGATAGCAGTGAACAAGGGGTACTCCATGAGGGTTGACCTGATAAACACTCTTCTTAGGTTGTTGTTCCTAAGGGTTGGTTTTTCTTGAAAAGAGCGCTTGAGAGCTTCGAGCGCCTCAAACCCTTCGGTCGTTGACACGTGTTACTTCTTCCTCTCTTTCTTCTTGGCTGTAAGGGAACCTTTTGGCTTCTCGAGCCTAGTCTCGACTGACCCCGCAGCTTTGAGACCTTGTTCCTCGGAGAGGATCTCTGCAACCTCGTAGAGTTCCTCTGAAGCCCTACTGGCTTCATCGAGTTGTGCTTTAGAGACCTTCTCATCTATTGATTCCTTCCCGGTGTCTAGCCCTTTCAGTGCCTCTTCTAACAAGTCTAAGGAACGGTAAAGTGGTGATGGGATAGTCCCGCGAAGAGCTACCTCACTGCGGATCATGAGCCTGTCCACCCTAGTTGCTTGGATCTTGACCTCACCCTTCTCCTGGTAAAGAGAGTTTCCTAGCCGGACCAGGTGAGCAACCATAAGGACCATTGCTTGCATTAGGCCCTCGGGGTCACACTTCCCTGCCCTAGCTGACTCTAAGAGCTCTGTCTTGACAGTGAAGATCATCCCCGGAGTCTCCTCGTAGGTCTTTGCCCTGAAGTAGGCAACTCTAGTAGCGTCATACGCGGCAAGAAGCGCAGTCATCCACTTCTTCTTTTCCGTCCTTTCTTGAATCAGAGCTTCAGATGTGGCATCAAGGTCCGTTAGTGCTTCGGAGAGCTTCGTTTTGTAGGTTGATGGCATGATGTATGAGTTTGAGCGTCACGGTGTTCTCCTGTGGGACACTGGCGTGAGGTTTGGAGCTGTAGTGGTTTTCCCTGAGGGTTGGTTTTTTAAGAAAGAGAAGTCTTAAGTGGATATGTAAGCAGCAACCTAGATTGCTGGTGGGGGAGCAGCAGTCGGCCCCGACAGGTGTACCCCTCGTCTCTCACAAGCCGCAGCGAAGTCGGATAGAGATCTTGCCGACCCCGGGGCCTTGTAGTCTTCGATGCTCGCCTGGGTCATCTTCTTCCATTCAACAGCGCACTGCGTGAGATCAGCCAAGGACTTTCCATGGAAGATCTTTGTAGTGTCGCCATACATGACTTTTATG